TCAAGCTCGTCTGCATCTACAGCCGTAAAGCCAAAATCAAAGTCGAGTATTGTTTCGGGTTTATCTGACATAGGTTAGTTTAACCTCGTGCCAGTTCTTTAAAGATTGACAGATCATCGTCGTCATCTTCAACCACGTTAGTTTCCATAGGAGATTCTGCGACTGGTGCTTCAGGAGCAGCAGTAGCTAAACCACCGAGATCAAGGTCGTCTTCTTCTTCCATTGGAGAAGAAGCAACGGGCTCGTCTGCGGTGAGGTCAAGCACTCGATAAAGCTTGGTTTTCAACTCAGTATAAGACTTGAAGTTCTTGGGATCAATCACCTCGTTAAGTGAGTGTTCTTGATTCCACACTTTTTCCATCTCATCGTCATCTGCGAAGAGAGGCTCAGGCGAGTCAAACTCAGACTTATCGTAGTTAGGATAGCCTTCGAATTGACGAATCTTCAAGCGGAAGTTTGCACCTTCCCACAAGTCGAACGGGTTTACTGGATCCTCGTCTTCGAACGTAGGATTCATAAGGTCATTCAACTTATCAAAGATTTTCTTACCGAACTGATAGAGGAAAACCTTACCTTCGTTTTCAGGATTAGCGGGGTCCTTCACAACGTAGATGTTAGAGACGTACTTGAGGCGACGCTTTTGCTTACGTGCTTGTTCTTTGTCAGCGTCAACGCCGGAGTTCCAGAGCTTGGAGTTGAACTCAGAAACGGGATCGTCTTGCCCTAAAGTAGTAAGAGAGTTTTCAATATACCAGAGACCAGTAGGGCCTTGAAAGCCATGATCCCAGATACGAACGAAAGGCATTTCTTCACCTTGAGGTGCAGGCAAGAAACGAATGATAGCGAAACCATTGCCAGCTTTGTCGCGGACAGGCTTCCAAATCTTACCTTCGTTAGGATCGGAGTAGGTCTTGGATGAGATTTTTTCAAGCTGTTGATTTAGCTTGTCGAGGGATTTGCTACGGTTTTTCTTAAGTGCAGCGAAGTTTGTAGGTGCCATATAGTTTCTCCTTGTATAGCGTTGTATATGCGATATATTATCATTAAACAAAATGTTCGCGGACAATGTCTTTGAACTTTTTATCATCAATTGCTAGGAAGGGTTTATACTTTCTAGCCATTCTAATTATATCACGTGATACGATTTTGTCAACCAAAATTTTATCCCAATATGCAAAAATATTTGCGTAGTGGGTAAGCAACGTAAAGGTCTCAAGCGAGATCTCTTTTCTCAAGTACATCGTCATAATGATAGGGTGTTGCCCATCACGTGATATGAAGTTGTTTCGATAGTTTGGATCAAGCAACTTCAGTTCGGATTTGAAAGTGTAGGAGAGTGACTCCTGCTTTCGTTTCCATTCTATATATACGTTATCGCCCTCACTTTCGAGTATATCTCTTACCCAGATATTGGGCTTCTTTAACATATTAGATAGAATTCTATTTACGTAATCGTCCTTACCAGCGAGCTTTGCAAAAAAGAAAGCATCATTGCGAGAACGGAACGCGTCCATCGAAGCTCGTACCTTGCCATTATACTTATGATAGTCATAGCCATCTGTAGTAAAATGTTTCTTCAATGCAAGGTACTTTACATACGCTTCGAATGATTTATCATTTACATAGGTCGGTGATGTCAGGCTCATCGTGCTTTACCATTTTCAAGTCAACTGCTTCTGATCTTACTTTCTCTTTTAAGATCGACGACTTTTTAACAATATCAGCAATGGACTCAATCTCGAGATTATTCTTCTCGGCATAATGAATAAGAGCATCGATGTATGGAACACCGCTTGCAATCATTTTAGAAATATCGTGATGTATTTTTTCAGGTGTCATTTTCACGACGGACATCAATGCCTCCTTGTAATTTATAAAGTGCTATTCTACCATAGTACGCAGCAAATGTCAACCAGTAAGTAGAAATAAAAACGGTCCGACAGTTACTCACCATCAGACCGCTATTATATCACAAGTACATGTACTTTGTCAACTGATATTTATACCAAGGTTTCCTTGTCACAAAAAACTACAATTGGCGAATCAATATCAACATCAATCATGCGAGAAAGAGGGGTAGTCTCACACTGTTGAATATCGATATTGTGTTGAACCAATGGAATGGCGTAGACGCCAGGCATCAGTTTACTGTAATAAGATGGGTTCATAAGAGGAATTGCCATTCCAACAAATGATGCAATAATCATTACAGTAATTACGAAGTACGCAATACGTTCTTCGGTTTTTGTGGTCATGTCTTAGATCTCCACCTTCTCACCAGATACTGGATCTGTAACAACATAACCTGCTTCAGCCCACTCTTCGAGTGTGCGGCACTTACGTGTCATCAGAGAACCTGTACCGATTTGGATTTTGACCTTAGCGCAATACTCACCTTCTTCATTAATTGTCGCACGATAGTTGTCGACTGCAAACGCAGAAGGAGCAATAATTGCACAGCACAATGCAATAAGCTTTTTCATAGCTTCAACTCCTTAAATAAGTTTTGGGGGACTTGATGTGTAAAATGGTAACACGTTGCTACCTTTTACGGTAATATATATACACCTGAACGGCTTAGAAGTGGTATTTTTTGTATTTATTTTTGTTCTATATTATATTCCTTTGAGGAATAGCTGTAACAAAACTTGAACAAGAAAAAGGGGCCGAAGCCCCTGTAGTTTAGCTGGAGGGACAAGCCGCTCCATCCTCTGAGGCATCGTATTTCTCGTCACCACAACCATATTTGTTATCGTTGTTAGTGTCGCAACCACGTTGCCAATACTGCATTGTGAAAGTGTAACCTTCGCTCCACGGTGTATATGCTTTGCACCACTCGTGACTACCAAACGCTTCACCGTCTACACCAGTGTCTGGTGGGACGTAATCTACTTTTTCGGTCGGTACGATTTTTTCATATCGCATCGTTTTACCGTTATTATAGACAGAGCGTCTCCACAACTCAGATCGCTTCGAAACGAAAACGTATTCGTCTTCAGCAACCGTATATACATCACCATTATCATATGTAATGGTATGTGCAAATGCGCTTGTCGCAACAAGCGCCATAATAGATAGCAATAACTGCTTCATTTTAAATCTCCTTAGGTTAGTAGCTACTACGGCATGCATTCACGTGAACGCATGAATAGTTACTACATCCTATTAGATTTCTTCAAACAAAACATTGTTTACATATTGGTCAATTTTATCACTATCAAGTTTCATTGCTTTGAGAGAGTTCCAAAGCTGCTGATTCTTTTTTTGATTAATGCAGTATTTATTGTGCGCAGCTTTAGTATCATAAGCCTTACTATCAGAGGAGTACATACTCATCACATAGTATTGAATCAGATTGAGTGCGGTCTCACAAAACTGTTCTGTCTCTTCTTCTCGTACATTACCTGCTGCTACCATGTGTGGTGAGAAAATTTCTTGGGCCCAAGGTGGAAGCTCACGTTCTTTCTTCCAAACGAGATTTGCGGTAGCAGCTGCAAACGTTTGAATCATGGGATCAATCTCATCTGTAACTGGAGAGAAGTCAAAAAAGGATCCGCTAATTTTATTTGGACCAGAGACTACGTCTAAACCTAGTATCGGGAGACGTTCATTCGTATTCGGAAAAATGTTAATATGCATGAGCCATAGCTTAGGCTTACCTTCGATTGGCTCAATAATTTTGAGGTGGCATTTACGAATTGTGTCAGACTTCCAGAACGTATCAGTCCATCCTTCAAACTCGTGGATGTGTTTGGAGTTATCGTAGCGCTCCATTCTTTTATCGAATATGGCTGTAATATCTTCGGCTAGCTTTCTTAGCCGGTTCAAAATTGGTGTATCAATCATAGTCTTTTCCTATAAATGACCAAACATGTCGTCGAGTTCTTTAAAGAGCTCGGTAGCAAACTCAAAGCATCGAATTGCTTCGTCTACCATGTCATCGTGTAGTTGTTCTCTGAGTCCCGAAATAAGCTCTCTTCGATTTTCAAACTCATACATCGTGCCTGAGCCCGGCACTCTCTTCTTAATAATTTGTCCGCCATGCATATCACCAAAATGTCTTACGTATACGTGAGCCATTAAGTCATCGTTATCTTCGAGTGACAAGATGTGGTCAATATATCGATCGACCGTAAGCAAATTTTCATCGATCCATTGAAGGTTAAAGTTTTCTTCGAGTTCTGTTAGGTCTGCGAGTATCCGGTCTGCTCGAAAAACACCGCGCAAATCTTGCTCAAGATGTACTCTTTCTTCAAGCACTTTATACATTTCGTATTGAGAGCGAAGATAGTGTTGATAAGCGACTGCAGATATATCACCACTCAATAGCATACCAGCAAACTTAGACTGCTCGGCCATGTCGTGATGTCTTTGTGTAAGTTGTTTAAGGTTAACGGTCATAAATCCTCACATTATAATATGGTGCCCCGGTTTGGCCGCAAGCCTGGGGCCACAGCGATTAAGCGACCAATCGAAGGGGCTGCGACTACCTCTTCTTGAACGTATTTATATAAATAAAATAGCCATGTAACATAGGATAAAGAAATGATGTTAAATGAAGTCGCGCGAGAGTTGTACGACAGAGAACAAACATTAATGGTAGCAGCTAAGCATGCATACATGTCAGCACACGCGTATGCAGATATACAAGAAGCTAAACCACTTTATAAAGCTCTAGGTTACACCGGCTTAAAATTCTTTGAAAAAGACGGGGCGCAAGCCTATGCCGTCTGGAACAAAGAAGAAATCGTACTTTGTTTTAGAGGCACAGAGCCAACTGAGATTAGTGATCTTAAAGCTGATCTTAACGCTTGGCCAGATCGTGGAGAGGTTGGGGGACTTGTTCACAATGGCTTTCAAAACGAAGTCGAAAAAATTTGGGAAAACGTACGCAAGGTCGTTGACTCAAAACCGCACGCCTCGAAAAGGCTTACAATGTGTGGGCATTCGCTCGGTGGAGCGATGGCCACGATCGCGGCAAGTAGAATGAAGGATCGCATTGATTCTTTATATACTTACGGATCCCCACGCGTTGGTAATAAAGCCTTTATCGAAGCGTGCAAAAACGTA